CTAAAATAATTCTTTACTGACGTTTTCCATGAGTTTACTAAACTTTTGGGAAGCGTCTTTTTTGTATGAGTTGGTAATTTTGGCATAGATGTTCATTGTGGTATTTATATCTTTGTGGCGTAAGCGTTCTTGTATTTCTTTGATATGTACACCTGCTTCAATAAGTAGGGCGCAATGTGTGTATCTGAACGAGTGGGTACTTATTTGCTTGTTCGTTATGTCAGTCTTTTTAAGTATAGCTTTTATCCATAATTGCAGCTTTTTAATCACAAGTGGATAACCATTCACATCAGTAAACACAAAATTATTATCTACATAAAGCTCATTTTTCCATGTGTCCTGGACGTTTACCTTATAATCTTTGAGTAATTGAATCACGTGGGGATCTACTGAGATTTTACCGATTGAGCTTTCGGTTTTTGGTGTAAGTATCTGATAATGCTTTTTATTATTATTTGGATTGTAATAAGTCTTAGTAATGCTAATCGTGTTGTTCTCAAAGTCTATATCAGACCATTTTAACGCTAACAACTCGCCTGCACGCATGCCAGTATATGCTAGTGTGGTAAATACTTCAAAGCTATTTTGTGGTGAATGGTGATACTTAGCAACCTCCAGGAATTTAAATAACTCATCTTTTTCAAGAAACTTTTTGTGTATCTCAATATCTTCTAATTCTTCCACGCTTACTTTCTTTTTAGGTCGTTTAATACCCTCACTAGGCATAGCTTTTATTAATCTCATATCATTCGCGTACTTAAATATCATATTTGTAGATGCGACAATACTATCAACATAATTCTTGCTATACTGTGCGCTCATATCGTCCACAAAGCGTTGATAATCATGTTTCTTGATAGTTTGTATTGGTTTAGTATTAAAACGCTCTATGGCGTGTTTTATAGCTTTCTCACGTGCTCTGACACTACTTACTTTTACATCATTAGCATACTGTTTAATCCAATCATCAGCTACTTGTTTGAATGTGCTGGAAGAAGGAGGGATATATTCACCATTTCTTAATTGGCGTTCTATCATTTCAGCTTGATGTTTAGCGTCTGATTTACGTTTAAAGCCAGTCTTAGAAATATATTCATATTTTCCTGTTTCTGCATTTTTCCCTAACGATATACGATAACGCCAGTTATTTTTAGATATTTGATCGTAACTTGCCATTTAATCACCTACTCCTTTTATACATCATCTTCGTCAATTTCTTCTTCTTTGTAAAAGTTATTTGAAACCTTAATTTCATTATTTTCTAAAAAAACTAAATCTTTGAGTATTGAATAAGCAGGTATTGCATTACGATTTAAAAAGTCATCTTCATTATTGAATTTAACAGTTACCATCAAACTTTTATAAGGTTCAAAATTATAAACTAATTGTTGGTTTTTAAAATCAAAGGCATTTCTAAATTCTTCATAACTTTTATAACAGATTACTATAATTTCTTTTAAGAAAACTGTTTCTAAAGTGACGTATTCTTTTATGTCACCAGAAGCAGTAGACTTTTCAAAAAATTTACCACTTTTTAAAAATTCTTTAGGGAAGTCGCCAGAAATAGCTACTTCTACATATTCTTTAGAGAATAAAACCGACAACAAGATTTCTTTTTGTTCTTCATCATTTTCTTTATATACACATTTAAAATATTGTATACGATTATCTTCAAGTTTGTTAAAAATGAATGAACCATACTCAGTTTTTTTAATTTCAATAAATTGTAATGTTTTAAACCCATCGTCTACTATTATTAAATCTTTAACATTACAATCTAACGTTTGAACGATTTTTTCTAAAGTGTCAAATTGTATGCCTTTACTTTTACCAGTAGATAATAGGCTTAATGTATTAATTGATAAACCTGTATTATTTGATAATTCTTTAAGAGTTATCTTTTTTTCTTTCATAACTTTTTTTAAATTGAATTTAATCATAATAAACCTCCATTAAAGATTAAACAAAATTTATCATACGTTAGTAAAATATTCAATAAATTATTGTGAAAATGTTGTTGACATTATTTCAGTAAGAATGTAAACTTTAATTAATTACTAATATATTAGTAATGATTTAACAATATAATTGTAAAAAAGAAGGTGAGAAAAATGATTGTAACTATCAATGAAACATTAATAAAAAAAGCAATGTTTTTAAAGGGGTACGATTTATCTGATTTATCAATCAAAACGAATGTAAGCAAAGCATACTTAAGTCAGATTTTTAATGGTAAGAAAACACCTAGTCCAAAACTAGCAAAAAATATTGCTAACGCTTTAGATGTTCAAATTAAAGATTTATTTTACTTTGAAGAACAGGAGGCATAACCAATGTTCAATATCAATGTTGATGAACAAGAAGCACGTGAATTATTAGAGCAAGCAATTAATCAACGTGTAGATGAACTGGCAAGAGAAAAATTCTTTATGACATACAAAGAATTAGCTGAATACCTAAATTTAAGTAAACCAACGATTGAGGAGATACTTATTAATAACGGTATGAAGTATTACATGGTCGGCTCTACTTATCGTTTTAAGAAGTCAGATGTAGATGAATTCATGGAGAAAATTACATCTCACATGGACATTCATAACAATGATTTCAAGCAGATTAATGTTAAGAAATTGATGGAGGTTCAAAATGGTTAAATTCACATTACAACTATTATTAATCAGTTTAATGACTTTATTAGCTAGTTCATTTATAGCGTTTCATGTAGGTCTTGCTATTTATTTATTAGGAAGCACAATCGCATTATTAAATTATGAAAACGTGGAGGCGTAAAAGATGGAACAAGAACAAAAAGAAGTTATTGGTGAAATTTATAACACTTTACAAAAAACAATTGAAGATAAATCAACTGAGTATAAACACACAATAAAAGATGGCAACACTAAATGGACTGAAACCGTAAATCGTGAAGAACACTTGCAAGCGTTAATCGAGTGGGCATTACAACAAATTGAAAATAATTTCGATTTTGAAGAGGAGAAATAATAAAATGAGTAATTTAGAACAAAATATTAAACAAATGAAAAATGAAGTGATAGAGGCAGAATTAAATACAAAAATAAATACAGTTATAACAATGATTGGTGAACACATGGATAGTAATGAACGATTTAGATCTCATTTAGATGCACAAGGTAAAGTAATGGAATCATATATGTTAAAAGAATACTATCAGAACTATTATGTATTGATGGCAGTGCTTAACTCGATATTGAAAGATGTAAATTTTATGAATGATGAGATTACTACATTTCATGATAGAGCATTAGACGAATTAGACAAAACAAAAGCGTCTAGTGAGAACTTTGGCGAGGAATCACTAAACGCATAACTTAATAATTTAACAGAGCAAATTAATTAAATACTCTATTTATATTATATCATTTTTTGCTCTGATAATCATTAGAGGTGTAAAAATTGAGTGAAATTAAATTAGAATATGATACTCAAGTTTCTGTAATTTGGTATGGAACTTTGGATTCAAGATCGTTTAAACAGTTTTCGCGGCCTAAATGGAGCGAGTTAGTTAATAGATTATCTATACCACAAAACAATACTAACAAATATGCTCGAGGTGTTGCTGTTTATGGTGATATGAAAGACGATACTGACGAAAATGGTAATGAGTATAAAAAATATCGTAAAGACGGAAACGTGATTTATCGTGATGTCCTAGTGCTGGACTACGACGACATTCCTAAGTTGAGACTACTACACGATGCAATTACGGAGACTTTAAAAGGTGTTTCCTGGATGTACCACACTACATTTAACCATCGGACAGAAAGCCCTAGAATACGTTTGTATATCGCTTTGAGTGAGCGAATAAGTGCAGATGATTATCGCAAATATACAAAAGTGTTAGCAAATAAGATAGGTCATCTAGTAGATGAGGGGAGTTTTCAACCTAGTAGGGCAATGGCATTGCCAGTTTATATAAAAGGTAAATATCCGTTCTTACATCAATATAATGATGCTCCCATTTTGAATGTTGAAATGCTTGAAAAATGGTCAAAAGAAACAAATATACAAACAGATCAACCAAGTAAAACTAACTTTAATAAGCGTGATGATACTTATTGGCGTGATATTAGTTTTTCAGTTACTAAGGGCAATCGTAATAATTCTTTAGCAAGTCTAATAGGACATTTGTTCAGCCGACATGTTAATGAATATATTGTATACTCGTATGCTTTGCTATGGGGACAAAATGCGTGTAATCCACCATTAAACGAACGGGAAATAAACGCTACATTTCAATCCATTTTAAAGAAGCATCGTAATAAGTAGAAAGGGGGAAGTATATGGAATTAACTAAAGATGATATTCTTCACGAAATTGAGAAAACTAAGCAAGAAAAAGATGCTATTCATGAAGTTATTCCCAAAGGTTATGAAATTGAGCAACATCAAAATGGTGTGGCACTCTATCAAATTATTCCTAGTAAAAAAGATGGAGAACCAGATAAAAAGATATTCATTACTAATACGATTCCCCAAATTACTGAACGTTTTGAAGATATTGAGAGTAATGAAGTAAGTTACAACATGCTTTTTTATGATAATCAAATACCGGTGAATCTAGGAGTAAGCGCTGAAGAGATAGCTGATAGTCGTCAATTACTGAAGTTGGTTAATAGAAAGTTTGATGTAACTTCTACCACTTCAACTAGGTTGGTTGATTATATAAATAAATCTAAAAGGCACAATCCACCAGTAAACATTAAAGTAGCTACTCGATTAGGTCATGTTAAAGGATACTTTATTTATCCTTATAAAGAAGAAATGAAAAATAGAAATATTAAGTTGTTTAATAATGACAAAGGCTTTCAAAAGTTAATTGATTCTTTTCAGAGTAAAGGAACACTAGAAAGCTATTCCGAGCATGTATTTTCAAAAATTAAAAGTTTGCCAATGGTTATGGTCATGTTATATGCATCATTAGGTTCCGTACTATTGCGTGAATTTGAATTGCAGCCTTTTATTGTAGAGATATCAGGCAGTACATCTACGGGAAAAACGTTCACACTTAATTTAGTTTCAAGTGTGTGGGGGACAAGTAATCTTATTACTACTTGGAGTTCAACTAATAATAGTATTGAGGCAATGGCATCATTCTTAAATTCGTTTCCAATGTTTAAAGATGATACACGCAATACACACCCCAAATTCGTAGCTAATGCAACTTACAATTTCTCGAGTGGTGAAAGTAAATCAAGAAGTAATATCAATTTAACACTTAATGCCAAAAAGGAATGGCGGAACATCTTACTTTCTACAGGCGAGGCATCTATTTCTAATATGGCAGATGAAAAAGCTGGTGTTTCTGCCCGTGTCGTAACGTTACAGGATCAACCATACCCAGATAATTTTGATTTCACTACATTAGATAAGGCATTTCGAGATAATTATGGAACGCTAGGAAAAGTATTCATCAAACAATATCAATCTAAGCAAGAATCATATAAAAATGCATTTGAAAGTTATCAACGTTACTTTAATCAAAAAGGGAGTAACGAAATCATGCAACGACTAGGACATGCATTCGCGTTGTTACAGGTTAGTGGTGAAATACTAAATGATATTGAGGGATTTGAACACGATCATTTTAAAATCATTGAACAAGCTTATAATAGCATGGTTAGAAATAATAAAACGATTGATAAACCTAAGCAACTGTTAGAGGAATTACTTCAATATTTAGATGCGAATAGAAATAATATTGCCGGTGAAGGTTATAGTTCAGTCAAAAACGGTGATATCAAAGCTATATATAAACGTGATTATTTATGTATCTTGGGTGAAACAGTAAAAGAGAAGTTGAGATATGAAATGCAGACTATTACAGGGCAGTGGGATAAAAAAGGTTATTTAATAAAAGGTGAAAAAGATAGATTACAAAAGCAGGTTAAACATGAAACAGTGAAGTATAGGGGTTTTGCTATAAGACAAGAAGTACTAGAAGAATTGGGCTTTGATTTTTCTAATTCATATAATCCTAATTCTGATTATTGATAAGTACCCATAAGTACCCGTTGAGTACCCACAAATAAATACAAAACGGGTACTCAATAAATATAGTAATATCAAGTGTTTGTAGTCGATAGTACCCGAAGTACCCATTGTTAATTAATGACATTTAATTAAAGTGAGTTGTTTATAAGAGTATTCATATAATACAGGTTTCCTATTATAAAAAATACGGGTACAACGGGTACTAAATTCATTAAATGCAGCAGTAACAAGAGTTTGAGAGTACTCAGATATAAAAATTAAGTGGGGACTCACTGGGGACTAGTACCCACTTTGAAAAAATATTAAAAAAGTTTTGGAGGTTACACATGGATAAAGAGCAACTTAAACAGCATATGTACGATTATGTAAAAGAACATAAGGAAATTCCTATTTATCAGTTAGAAGATTTATTTAAAGAGTTAGATCATGACTATAAAGGTAAAGCGAGTGTTACAAATGAGCATGATAAAAATATCGTTTTTTGGAGTGGTTGGAATAAGCTCACAATGTATGCGTTGATTGAGTTAGTTAAGGGAGAACATCTTGATCTAATTTATAGAGCTAGCTATGTCATGCGCTATTTGTTAGATGGTAGAGTTCCAAGTTTACCATTAGCTATTACTTACCCAGAATATGGACAACAAACTGAAGTACCTTCATGGGTACCTATGTTACTGAGAGTGACTAAATAAGGAGTGAATGAATATGAATATAGAAATCATCGCAAATCAATTTGAAACAAGAGCAGCTACGTTGTTAAGGTACTACACAGGATTGTTAGAGAGCAGTAGAGATAACCACTTCGCTTTTAAAATATATAATGATCCATTTGATATGGTTTATGTGATGATGAACGGGAAGTTATTCGGTCATGTATATATTAAAGATTGCAAAGTAAGAAATTCATTCGAATTAGCGTCTAGTAAGCACACAGAGAGGCTAATAAGAAGTATTGAGGGATATTATAACGGTTTTGAAATACACGATGATAAGCACCTATCTATTAGTGATATGATGGCAAGACAATTATTCGAAGATGAATATTTCATGTATGGATTGGAGACATTCGCAGAAAGTAATAACACAGATATGTTCACTTATATTGAGGGTGGATTAAATGTTGAAGAACTTGAGGGCGTTCAGTCTAGTAATGCTGATGTGATAGGTAATATCGAAATATTATATCAATTAGCTACTGGGATTAATGAACCTGCAAGTGAGCTAGTTGAGGGCTTGAAGTTGGTAACTGAATTTGTACAAGATGAGAACGCCACACAAGACGATTATAAGGCGTTAGAGCGTAATTTAAGTGAGTTGAAAGAATCGTACTATAGTGTGAGTAAGTAGGTAATAAGGGGTCGCATGTAGTGTGTGGCTCCTATATAAAAACTAAAAAAAGCTAAGCGCTTAATTTTCGTGAGGGGTTAAAACGCAAATTAAGAAGAACATACGTTCTTTCATCGTGGTGTATGATAGTATATGTAAAAAACTTATAAAAGCTGTTAATTGAATGTTTTTAGGGTTGTTAAGTATAAAATAAAATTAGTTAAAACAAGAACATAAGTTTGTATTTTGAGTGTAATTTTGATATAATTAGAGTGTGGAGAAAAAATAAATGTATCATTACCGTTTTAGGGAGTTAGTAAACAGAAAGGGAATACTAAATAAAACGAGGAATAAAACATGATAGATACATTAAATAAAAATCAATCTGTACCAACCGAATATTTAAGAATTTTCGATACCATTCAGAACTCAAAAGATAAGTATATAACTAAGTCCAAGATACTTAACTTAATGGGGTACGAGTATAATTCATCTAATGAAAGATGGTTAAGAAATGCTATAAGCAAGTTGATTGATGATTATAGTTATCCTATAGGATGTAGCTATAAAAAACATGAACGTGGTTATTACATCATTACTACCGATGAAGAGAAACAACAAGCAATGGAAAGTATTAAAAGATTAGCAGACGGTAGTATGAAACGTTATGAGGCTTTAAAACGTATTAAATTATAAGAGGTGTAGCATTTGGGAGTAGAACAAAGATACGCTGTTATTCAACTCAAAACTAAGTATAATGCTGCATTCTTAAAAAGTGAGTTTGATAAATGGGAACAACGCATTGAAGATATGTACGCTTTACATTATCCAAGAATGTTTATTGATCCATACACTATGCAGTTGTCCTATGAATCAAACCACATTGAAGATTTGGCATTAAGTATTATTGAAGAACGTGAGAAGCTAGAGAAATTTAAGCATAAATCTAACCATGATTTAAAGAAGTTTAACATAATGCTATCTAACTATAGTGAAAGTGAACAACGTCAGATAAAGAGGTATCAAAGAGATGACGTATTAGCTGATGAGAGCCTTATATTACGCATATGTGAGGATATAATAAGCATAGATAGTAAGGACAAGAATAATAGAAATACTGCTATACAAGAAGAAATTAAAGCTGATAAAGAGCGACGTAGGGCAGAAGGTAAGGCACGAAAAGAAAGAATTAAAGCGCGTATGAAACGAGCAAGACAAGAAAAGCTTTTAAAAGCAAATTAAAAAGAAAGAGGTATGTATTATGACAACAACTACTTATCAAGGTACAACACAAGACGTATGGAGTGTATTATTCGATAACAGAAAGTATAAAGATTTATTAGATGAAGTAAATAAATTAATCGAAGATACTAAGCGTTTATATAAGCAAGGCTATCGTTTAGAGGCTATAGACGAACAACAAAAGCCCAAAGTTACTGAACTCGAAAATAAATTCAAACAGTTTGCTACAGATAGATTAAATGAAATAGAGCAACGCTGTAATGAGATTGAGAAAGAAAGTCAACAAGATAATGTTAAAGATCCACAAACTGAAATTATTAAACGTCAGAATTTAGAAGCTAGATTATCATTCTATAACGATAATGAGATTGTAGACTACATCAATAGTAAAGATGTAACGAATACTGATATTTATGAATTAAGCTTGTTGCAACAAAAATATGACAATCAATTAAACGAATCACAACAACGTCAAGTTGCATTTAAACTCGAAGAATTAAAACAAGGTGTTTTATATCCATACACTACAAATGAAGAATACAATAACTTAATGTTTGAGTATAGTGTCATTAATCAAACAGGAATGGCTAAAACTGGTGTAGTTATAACTAAGAATGAACAGTATGGTGGCGTTGAAATTAAACAACTTACTGAACGTTATAAAAATGCGATTAACGAAGTGAAACAAAGTAATAATAGAAGATAATTAAACAATTCGCCTATCCTTAAATGGGTAGGCACTATTTATATTAAGGAGTGAGTATATGGACAAATTAACGCCTAAACAAGAGCGTTTTGCGAATGAGTATATAAAGACACTCAACGTTACTCAAAGCGCTATAAAGGCAGGATATAGCCCCAATAGTGCACATGTAACTGGTAGTCGATTACTACGCAAAGAGAAAGTGGACGAATATATTAAAAGTAAGAAAGACGAGATTATGGACGATACTATTTTATCAGCCAAAGAGTTACTGTATTTATTAACTCAAGCAGCAATAGGTGACGAAACGGAAACCAAAGAAGCTGTAGTAAAGAAAGGTACATTTGAACGTAACCCAGATACGGGAAGAATGAACCTCGTATATAACGAGCATGTGGAAACTGTTGAAGTACCAATAAAGCCTAGTGATCGCATGAAAGCTCGCGATTTACTCGGTAGATACCACAGTTTATTTACAGAAAAGGTAGACTTAAATGTAGCTACACCAGTGTTTATAGATAGTATTGATGAAGACGACGAGAAGAATGTTATGGATTTAGAAGAGTTGGAAAAGTAATATACTAATGCCGATGTTCATAGTGATGGTTTAGTTTGATTTGGGGAATAGTAACATAGGTAGGCCTAGCGACTGCACTCTTTTTTATGTTCGCTATTATGTTCTGTCTTTTACTTATAAATTAAAAAAGATATTATTATTATAAATACTTTTTTAAGGTAAAGGAGAATCATTATGGGTTACAATTATGATGAAAATGATAGTATAGAATTAAACAGAGAAAATGGATACGTATATGACGAAGATTTATCTATGTTCTATGCTAATTCTTTAGATATTCAAACTAGCATTACTGATTTTATGATTAATTTTAAACAAAGTACACCTAATGGCTTTTTGGATAATAAAAAGATTATTATGAATCCAAGTCTAGCTAAACAATTATATAAAGCATTATCGGAAGCAATAGATCAATACGAAACTGTTCATCATGAAATAAAAGATATAAATACTTTACAAAACGAGATGGATACTTATTATGACATCGAAGAACAAGAGTAATTTAATTGCTATCAATGATAGTCCAAAATACCAAAAAACTAAAATTAAAAATGATTTTAAGAATTTTTTTAGCACAGGGACAATTGGTTATTCGGAAATAGAAGGTGATGGTATGAATACTAATTATATAACTCGTCCAGAATTTGAACAACATGAAAAACATATGGACTATAGGTTTGATAATGTTGAAGGAAAAATCGATGATTTAAAAGATGAATTTTGTAAAGATATAAAAGCTGCTAAAAATGAAATTAAACTTAATATCAATAAGGAAAAAGTCACAACCAAAAGATTTTGGATTGGAATTACTATTCCTGCTGTAATAAGTTCAGCTTCTCTTTTAGTATCTATCATTTCTTTATTTTTGAAGTAAAATTGTCAAGTACTTGTCAAAAATTCCAATTCATTCTTCTAATTCTAGAATTTTTTTATAAAGATACTATAGTTTAGCTGTTTATATATGTTATAACTTTAAGTAAAGGTTTGCTCATGTAATATCCACATTAGTTACTTGTAAATGTAACATAAAAAATAGAAAAATATAGGATAACCGTATCTTAATTGGTACGGTTATTTTTTTTGTGAATTATTTATGCAAGTATAGGTAAATCTAATATTATTAAATCATGTTAGTTTAAGAAAATTATAAAAGTGGATTTTTTCATTATATGTGAGATAATAAAAATAAACATAAAGAATTGAAAATATAGATGGTAAATAAATAGGTATAATAGGAGTGGAAAATATGAAAATAATTGGTAAATATAAGGATTACTTTGGTTTTGAAAAAAGATTGAATGAAAATTTAATGCCTACTAAAATAAAATTTAATGATATTATGAATCTGATTCTATTAACTATATGTGTTTTTTTTGGAGTTTTTACTTATGTAGTTCAATTAACTTATTTAAAAGATAAGTTTAATTTTTTTGATCTTTATAATTATTCAATTATTGCAATATTTGATTTAATGCTTAGTATAGCTTCAGTTTTATTAGTATTAGAGCTGATGAAAAGGAAGAATGCCATATTTTTATTTATAAAAAGAAAAGATGGATTCCATAAATTAGACAAGTATTATTTTGACATTACTGATAAGCAAACCATTCAATATAAAAAAGAAAATAGTGATATAACATTACAAGTTGATGGAAATAAAGAAGAAATAATATCAGAACATTTTTATACTGAAGTTTTAGATCATACTAATAAAATCGAAATGATTAAAACTAAAAATAAGGAAGAATATCATCTTTATAGTATATTTGTTCTTTATATTGCCAAAGCAGTATCTTCAATTGTAATAGCTCTTTTGTTAAATTTGAATAAAATCTTTAATATTGTTAATGATCACCTATCCCTAAAAATTATATACATAGGTATTATTCCATGCATAACAATTGGTATCTTTTTGTTTATTGGTTTTAAATTAAGCAAATACAATGAAGATAAAATGGAAAAGGAACTATTTACAAAATTGAATAGGCCAAACCAACATGTACTAAAAAATAATGAAGAAAAAATCGAATCAATTTTAAAAAAATACATTGATGAAGAAAATTATAAAATAGAGATAAATGAGTATAAAAACAAAGTGAATGTTAAAATTTGGAATGAAGAAGAGAGAATAAGTATTGAAGTTAGAAGTGAGGGTGATTAAAAAAAGGACATAATTTTGATGATAAGGGCAAATTAAATAGTTAGCACACGGACAATTTAAATAATTCGTTTCAAGCGTCACTCATTGAGTGGCGTTTTTATTTTGAATACGTTTTGAATACGTTACTTAAAAATTGATATCAATCTATAAACCACGTAACATATTCAGTATCAGATATTAAGACTTCTACTGCTTTCTATAAAGATATATTAAAAGCTAAAATTTTATTAGAGAGTGACAAAACAGCGTATTTCACATTAGGTGGTCTGTGGTTAGTGCTTAATGAAGAAAAAGATATAACTAGAAATGAAATTCAATACTCATATACACATATAGCATTTACAATTGATGAAAGTGAATTTGATGAATGGTATCAATGGTTAAAAATTAATGAAGTGAATATATTAGAGGGACGCACTAGAGACTTAAGAGATAAAAAATCAATATACTTCACTGATCCAGACGCTCACAAGTTAGAATTACAAACAGGTACATTACAAGATAGGTTAAACTATTATAAAGAAGAAAAGTCGCATATGAAATTTTATATATATAAGTAATACTATTGTAATTGAAACAAGATTTCAAAAAAAGATGATTTGCATGAATAAAATCATACATTTATTCATTTCATGATTCAATATAAAGAAAGTGTGAGAGATTTATCAAATTGTTAAACATTAGATGAATATAGTAATTGATTAGGAGGAGTGAGTTATGAATTTAATAACACTTATTGCTACAGTTATAACAATTATCGGTAGTATTGTCACGATTATTAATATTATATGGTTATTTATATGGAAAAGAAAAAATAGAGAGGAAGATAAGCGATTTAAAAATTTTGAAACTAATTATAAAATGTATGTTGATAAAAGTAAGAAAGAAATGGAAATTGAAAATCAGAAGTATATAGAAGAACTAAACGATAAAAAAGAATTGTTAGAATTAGTAGATAAATTTACAAAGCTAAGTTATTCAACATTAATGAAATCTATTTCTATGCTTTATGAAATTAAGCTTGATTTAGAGAGTTTGAAAAATAAGAATAGTAAAATAGATAATCGCCAATTAACTAAATTTATAAATAAGCATTTTGAAATAAAAGAAGAACTTCATATATTAAAAAAGGACACTTCTGTTCTATATTCTTATTTTGGAGAAACAGACACCACTATTTTAATTGGTGGATCTTATAATGAATTGTACTTTTTAAATGATTTTATTGAAATTCAAATTTTAAAACATGTAAAAAATCATAGAAATAATAATGATAAAATCATCCAATATGTTAACAAAGCTTTGAAATCTTCTGATGATTTGAGAAAAACATTAGATGGTTTAGAAACTGTATTATTAAATAAATTAAATGAATTTTACCCTGCTATGCAAGTAGAAGGCCCTACATTTATAAAAGGTACTGAGTTATTTAATTGGTATTATCCCGACCATCCTTTTAAAGTAGAAGGAATACATATAGAAGAAGGATTCACAGAAAAAGATTTAATAGATATTGTTAAAAATATGAAAAAATAA